GTGAGTGCTTCGCTGCCTGTTACTTCGCCAATGTGTGTAGCATTGGTAACCTTGGCGTTGTTAGCTGTGACATCCGTCTGTAGCTGTGATCCAGCAAGCCCCAAGGGTGTCACCATGTGAGTGTCCAGAGTGCCTGTGTTAATCTCGGTAGGTGTGGCAACCTCGGCAATGCCAGCCGTTGTCTGGTTTGCTTGAACCTCGTCACCTGTGTTAGATCCCGTGATCGAGTCAAGCTTGGTCTTGTCTCCGTTGACGAATGCGCCTTCGGATGGTTTGAGTTGGTAGGTAGATAGGTCTTGGTCGCCCGTGTTAGCTCCAGAGGACGTTCCAGTAAAGTTGTTTGCTGTGAGGTTGCCAGTGTCGTCAATGCTTGCTCCGCTGTTCTGGATAGCCTTGCCTGTTGTGCCGTTAAATCTTGCTATGGCATTGTCTGTAGAGCTTGCGTCACCCACTACGTCACCTGTGCCAGCAATAGCGTCCCAGACTGCTGTAGTGCCATTAGACTTGAGGACAAGCCCATTAGCTCCGATTGGTAGCTTGGCTGCCGTGTCTGCTCCTGTGCCTACCACGAGGTCGCCAGCAGCGTCAAAGATTGCGTCAGTGGATACGTTCCCAAAATCGCCAGCCTCCCAGATTTGGTCTGTATCGTTCCAGATGATTGTCTGTCCGTCTGTAGCTCCAGTGCCTAGTAGGTCGGTTAGCTCATGCTTGTGTGCTAATACCGTTCCGCTTGTGCTTGAGATTGTGCGTGTGTATCCAGTTCCAGAAAGAGAAGTGCCACCCAAAATAGGTGACGAGTTCATCATGCGCTGCATGAGATTATGCTCCCTGCTGCCGTCTGCCTTGGTGTCGTTGTGGATTGCCTTGGCTAAGGCGAAGTTATACTGCTTGTCCAGCATGATAGCCAGCTCAGTATCCCCCGTGAGTCTTCCACAGGTGATGCTCGCAAGCTTAAATGCAAGTGCCTCCACGAATGAAGGCGAAAAGAAAGTGGTGTCGATGATCTTGGCAACGTATGTAATCGTTATTGTGTCATCGTTTGTAAGGAGAGATCTTCCCTCCAGTGTGAATGATTTTGATGATGCCTCTACGTCCTCGCCATTGACATCCTTCAGGCGGATACAGTCACTTGGTAGTGCATATTGGTGATCCCATCCGAATGGTGGGTCTTCACCTAGCTGACTCAGGGTGACCCGCTTACCCGCAAAGTTCCAGCGGTGTTCCTCTAATAACAATTCTATCGCATGATCGTATTGATCATTCATCACCACAGCGACAGGGTCGGTGTTGGATTCGATGTTGGTGATGCGTCCCTCTCTGAATTTGGCGAGAGCTATGTTGGCGATATCTGTTTTAGTGGGCATAAGTAAAAATAGGCGGGAGCAGAAATCAATCTACTCCCGCCCAGTTAGGGGTGACTAGTTGTAGTCAACGTAGGTAATAACAACGCGAGCTGTCTGATCAGCAGTTGGTGAACCGATAGAGGTGCAGTTGATGACGATAAGTTCGTCTCCAGCAGCAACAGTATACAATCCGCCGTCTGCATCAAAGTCAACCTTGCCAGCAGAACTGAGATCCAAAGCTGCGGCAAGAGCGCCGCCGCCTGTGGTATCAACACCAACGGTGAAGGTTGTTCCTAGAGCTTCAGTAACGATGTAGGACTCAGCGAGGTTGATAAGCGCACCAGTAGGTAGCGTTACAACTTCGATTACGTCACTCGTTGCTTCAGTTCCAGCTACGGTGATGGTAGCGTTACACTGACGAACCTTACCAGCAAGGAGACGACCGTCTACACGGTTGTCGCCATTTTGGGTCTGGGTCGTTGCGAGGTTTGATTTAAATGTAGCCATAATATTTTATATTCTATATTTGTAGGTTAATAATCTGCGATTAAGGGCGGTCAACATTGATCTGGATAACACCTTCGTCATCGAGGCGAGTTCCACCCCATGCCCACTCAGAACGAATCTGTGTGTCGTGGCGCTTTGTTGGAAGCACGTCTACAAATGTCTCAGGCTCAGCGGCGTAACCGAATGCAACACAATCTTTAGCGAATGCGTAGCAGCCACGAGTTGCGGAAGCAACAGGAAGCAGGGTCGCGTCAACGGCGATAATGGTGAATCCAAATGCATCAACGATAGAGCCAGACTGAGCTTCTTCAAGCTTAGCACGGTAATCGCGGTTGATGAACTTGTCGTCATGAAGAAGGTCTTCGACCTCATCGTGGGTGATAACCATGCCGAGTGGGCTTGAGCCTTCAACGTTTTGACCAGCTACGTTCTTGCTGCCGAGGCGAGCGCGAGCGTTAACGATCTTGTCGTAGGTAAGTCCTTCGTCAGTGGTAGTGCCGTCGTAGTTGTAGTTCTTAGCAATAGCGTTAGCAGAATCGAAAACAACTTCAGTTGTTCCGTTTTTGCCTTCGTAAGCAGAACCGCCAAGCATAGCGATAATAGCAGCGTCACGATCACGACCAGCAGCAGCCATGTGGCTCTTGATGATAGCGTTGTGAGGAGAATCAATCTCACCGAGGCGAATTGAATCAACCTTGGATACGAAGTTCTCAACGGTGCGGAAGTCAACATACAGGCTACGCATTTCAGTAGTAACGTCCTGTGGAGCTGAATCGACGAAGCGACCAGTCATTGGAGTTGATTCTACCTTGCCTAGCTTGTTGAAGCGGCGGGAATCACCTTGAACCGCGTATGTAGGAACGAGTCCTTGCAGGCGGGAAGTGAGTTGTTGGAGTTCGAGCTTCCATTCGTCTTGGTAAAGACTTGGGAAATGCTCAGGAACTGTGGATGTAAATGCCATAATTTTAGTTTAATTTAGTTTTAATAATAATTGGTTTAGGTTTTGCACCGTGATTGCAGGAGTATCGCCAAGTTTTGACGGTCGCTATCAGGGTAATGAAAGCGTTCTCTTTGCAGGGTGCGTCCAAGTATTATCCTTTAAATAAAACTGTGTCAGCAGTGTCCTCCGTGTGAACGCCCAAGTCATAACACATTGTGCATACAAAGTCAATACCAGACAAAAAAGTGAGATTAATATCATTTAGATGTAGACAAATGGAAAAAGCTGTGGCATTATTAGGTCGTAGTCGAGAAGGGCTTACAAGGATCTCTTTAGTATTGTATCGTTTGTTATTCATACGTTGTCCCCAGTAAGTGCTTCTCCACTTACTGGGGATTTTCGTTTTCCCCCTGTTCAATCAGTAGCCTACAGCAAAAGGGCTTCTACCAGACAGATACTAGACCACGCTTAAACGTAGTGGGATCGGGGTATCGAACATCGGTCTCAAACCTTGAACACAAGCGGGTTTGAATAATTGGAAAGGTAGTAGAGTGTCACAGCACCAACCGAGCTTATATACTATCTGAGGTGAACACCTAATGCCTAGCAATAGGCGAGGTGTATCAAAAATCAAACCATAGAAATAATTCAATGAAACATAAACCATACTGCTACAAAGCCAAATGCGTCTCCGTGTATGATGGAGATACCGTAACCCTCGATATTTCACTGGGCTTCGGCGTAACCATGCGGGAGAAGATAAGATTGTTAGGTATTAACACGCCAGAGGTAAGGGGCAAGGAGAAGTTGGATGGGCTGATATCTCGTGACAGGCTCAGAGAGCTAATTAACGGCAAGGATATCATCATCGCCACTCACAAGGATAAGGGCGGGAAGTATGGTAGGCTACTGGCAACCATCTACCTTGATGGTGTTGACATAAACCAGCAGCTCATTGACGAGGGTTTGGCTAAGCCATATTGAGTTACCTAATCCACTTATTCCTTGGCTTATCTTCAGACCAGTTGTAGTAGCCCCAAGACTTGTAAAGCTCTTCTGTTGTCTCAAAGACCTCGCTGTCTTCTGTGCTTGGAGGATCTTTAGCCCCGTCATAGTAGCCATTTGACCCATCATTCAGGTCACTTGACCCATCATTCAGGTCACTTGACTCAGTGTTTGGCTCTTTTTGTGTTTTTTTCTCGCCAAAGATACGATCCCAACCATTTCGGTAGGTCTCATTACTGGCTTTGGTGATCATGTGATCCCCCGTAATCGGGTTCTGATTGCTTGATGGTATAAGTTCCTTGTCCATAATAAGGGTGGACAGCCAGCGCAACACAACAAGCGCTGACTGCCCTTCACTAGTGATTATCTTTTGGTCTGATACTCCATCTTGCGGAGTTCGGAGTAAGCTTTCTGCATCTCGGGCGGAGCTAGGTGAACCTGACCGTTATGCTTCTGGTAAATAGCGTCTGCTCTAGCCTTGGCGCTTTCATTAGCTGATGCTGATGGCTGACCATTGCGAGGCATTGTTCCTTCTTGCATACCTTGAGCCTTAGCTAAGAGCATGTTCATGACCTTTGGGTTACGGACTGCTGCCATATCAGCTTCATTATCCATGTCGAATCCCACCACCTCTGCCATATCAACAGCAGATTGGATGTTTCTGTCATACTCACGACCCCATTGCTTCTGAAGTGCTGCCTGTTGCTCGCCCATTACTAACTCAGCTTGGTTTGCCAGCATCTCAGCGCCTTCAGAGTGTTGCTTAGCAGTGATGTCGCTATAAGCTTGTGATAGCTTCAGCGCCTGCTCTTGGTTGAGTCCAGCCTCGTGGAACACGCCGCCCCATTGCTCTGCCAAGTTGTCATTCCAGTCAAGACCTTCAGGAAGGTTCTCGAGGCGCAGATCATACTCGGTCGCGCTCTCAGGCACGCCAATGGCACGCTGAAACTCGGCAACCTCCTCGGGTGAGGACGCTTCATTGGGGACGATAACGCCCTCAACCTTCTTGCCTGCAAAGTTTACTAGGTTAGCTGCACCCTTGAGTAGTCCGTCAGCAGACTTATACTTCTGAACAGTGCCAGTAAGGCTCTCCATACCAGCACTTTTAAGCAGGTCGGTATAGTTTTCCGATAATCCGCCCTCACTTGTGTAGAGCTGATTGATGATACTACCCTCTGCTTGGCTCGTAGAAGCCTCTGGAGAGCTTTGAACAGTCTCACTGGGTGTCGATCCACCATAGATGTCCGTAGACGCTGTGGTGGACGCAGGAGCTGTGCTTGTGTCTGCTGATGGGCTGGATTCTACCGCGCCACTATCAGTCGATGCTGTTGTTTCTGTCATAAATCAAGTTGTGTTTGTCGTAAACCTCTGTTAGATGCGCTTCACGGTGTCCGTATTTGGCATCAAAATCCTCCTTAGACCAGTATTTCTTGCGCCACTCCACCACTGGCGGGTTGGATTCGCCATACCATGCACCCTCACCCTCGCTGAATAGCGACTTTGGGCAGTCAGTTCCATGCTCAGGGACGCGATCATACTCAGGGACTGGCACTGCAATAGGCTCGGGAGCAATGTCTGCAGCTACCTCTGCCATGAGGTCTACAATCTCATCAGCGTGCTTCTTGTAGGAATAGTGCTTAAACTTAATGTCACCATCCTTAACGGTGGCGATTAGCTTCTTTCCACGATAGACTGTTCCATCGTCCTCTAGTGTGATTACAAGTTTCTTACTCATTGGGGTCAAATGTCTGTTGTTGTTTAAGCTTAAAAAGCAGACCTACTACTCCACGCTCGCCGTCACGAATGGCAGCATTGATTGGTGATACCTTACCGTGGTGATCAAGTAGGAATGAACGCTCCATTAGACCGTATTCCTTAACCAGAAACGCAACTAGCGTCTCTCCATCTTTTGTGTTTAGGCATGATGCGGCTGCATCTGCTACCTCTTTTGTGATTTTTCTCATCCTTGTAGTGCAGCAGATAGTTCCTCGGGGATTTCACCGCCATTAGCGGCGCTTGCATCCTTAACCATTGAGGCAGCCTGTTGAGCCTGTTCCATCTGTTGCTGTTGTGCTTGTTGCTCTGCTCGAGCCTGTCGTGTTTCCTCTACCTCTTCTTGTGGTCGAAGTGAATCCTCTGGGAGTCCAGCATTACGCCATCCATCCCTAAATTGTGTATCCCCGTCAAGGTTATCAAGGATAGCTGGGTTCATCTCGATACCCATCTGATTGATTGCCATAAACTCGGAGTATGCGCTATTTTGTTGTGACTTAATAGCTAGTGAGATTCTGTTGTTGTAAGCGATGTTTGGCACGGGGACAACCACGTTACGGTCTTGTGTGACCATCTGGATCTCCTCGGGCGCTTGTGGCATCTTACCTTGCCTCCACAGGATGCTAAAGATTCTGCGCAGCTTGGGGTCTAGATACTCACTTGTGAGCCTTGAGAACGTAGGAGAGAACTGCATTACCTTCTCAGCTTGACGTAGTGACGCTTCAGTAGCTGTCATCTGACGCTCAATCTGGGCAAAGAGTCTGAACAGGTCACCATGCATGATCTCCATGATTGCCTTCTTCTTCTGCTCGATACGGTCTTGACCTACATCGTAACGTCCAGATGTCTGCCATTCACGAGGCGCTCTGTTTGGGTCAAGGTCGTTAACGTAGGTGATATCCAATGCTCCTACTCCGATCTCGCCTTCAAGGCTGGATGGTGCAAGGATTGGTGGGTTTGCCGCCTTCTCAGCTAGGACATCCATTTGTTTCTGAAGGAATGAAAGCTTGTGTGCCTCTGGTAGTGCTACCCATGTAGGTGCATAGCCGTAAGGACTGTTTCCCCACTTGAGGTATCGCGTAACGTGTGCTGGCATCTCGTAATACCCTTGAGCATGAACGACTTGCTTGCTGTCCTGATGCACGCACGTCATCTCGTACGGGAAGTTTGATGGTGTCTCCCACTCGCGGTTCTTATCTACGCAGATGATGAATACATGTGACCCATTCTGCTTGGGATCACGAGCCTCTCTCTGAAGCTTCTCGGGTAGCGAATCAATACCAAACTCTGTAGCAGCCTGCTGAGCTGTATAGTTGGACTCATAGACCACTGCGTCAACACGTCCTCGGTGGTCTTGACCGATATAGTATGTGCCAATCGGTAAATGGCGAAAGTTTAGCTCATCGTTCTCAGTATCCCACTCACTGAAGTCCAGACCTGTTCCCATCGACGAGCGGTCAAGGTAGACCTCTTGGATCTCGGTGTAGAAGTTTGATTGCTCAAGGCGGTATGTGATCTCCTCAGAGCATTCCCTGTAGAACTTGGTCACCTTGTCGTTGTCCCTGAGAGCCTTTGGCGGGGTCAGGTTGTGCCATACCTCCTCACGAGGGGTCACGAGAGAGCAGAATCCGTTAGCGAGCATCAGTGATGCAGTCCTCAGCGTGCTGTCATGCAGTTGAGCGCTGTCAATCATGGGCGGTAAAGCCCCATCACCACCCACAGAGGTAATCTTGCGAGGCATAGATAGCTCAGCTACCTCGTCCCACAGTTGTTCATGCGGTGTGCGGTAACGCCTTAGTGCGTCACGCTTGGCGATAACGGTTTCGCCTGTCATTTAGCCTAGGTTTGTGTTCCCTCCGTAGCCGCCTGTCTCACCCGCAAAGGATGTCTGTGCAGCTTTACGCCTCTTCTTTAGCTCTGCTTCGAAGTTACTAGCTTCGTCTTCGTCTTTAGCTTGAAGGTCAACCATCTGTGCTTGTGGTGCTGCTGGTTTCGGTGGTTTTGGTGTTTTTGGTGATCCCATACAGGTGTTCATAACATAATTGCACGCAACTTGTCAAGCTTAGTGATCACAATGTAAGGACATCATTTCACGAGTTGGTATGTCAATACGTGAAATGTCAGGATAAACCCCCTAATATTCACGGTTAAGGTCTCTGGTTGGGCGCACGCGCCGACACTCGTGCCTACCTCCGCATTGACGAGCCTAGTGATGACCTAGCCCTACCTATTCCACGCTTGGTGAGGTTATCCATCATCCTTCCAGACAGTAATGCCTCAGCGAAGTATCCAAAGGAGTCGCAGAAGTGAGACGCAAAGCCATGATCAACTTGGTTTGTAATACGTCCATCGATACGTGTCTCCTTGTAGTGGTAGTCCATCAGTGCATCGAACATGCCTCCCTCGCCACTCAGCTTGCTCTCGTTGAAGTATATCTGTGGGAATAGGTCGTGCATCGAGCGTATCCGCTTAGCCTCAGCGCCTGCACCTGCATTGTCCAGCACTAGGACGTTCGGTAAGCCAGCCTCGGTGAGTTTGGAGGCGAATGACATATTGTCAGCGCCCCGCGTCTTGCCGTCATGGGGTAGAAAGTGCTGACCATAGTTATATCCCTTGGCGAGCATGTGGCTAACTCTCTCCGCCGTTGTCATCTCCAGACCATGATCACAGTCGATTAGCCTGTAGGTAAGGTCAACTTTCTGCCAGTAACACGTCACAGTGTTGGCAGGGCTGCCTAAGTCCCAAGTGGTGTGGATTAAATGGCTCTCAGAGGGCTTAAAGTCGAACACACGTCCATCATCCTTGGCTTTCTGGAAGTGATTGGCGTAGATTGCACCAACTCGAGCTACCGAGAAGTCGCACTCCATCTCCTGAGCGTAGGCTTCTTCACCGATCTCCGTCCTAATCTCCGCAAGATTCTCCGCATCGATCAGTCCAGACTCAGATGCCTTGAGAACTAAGCTGAACCTGCGCTTGTCAAGCTTGGCTTTCTGGAGGTTGCGATACAGCGTGCCGCGACCCTTGGGTGTCCCCATTGAACAGTGCCATCCATTGTAGTCTAACAGACAAGGAAGGATGACGTAACTCATTGCAACTGAAGGGATATCATCGTCCTCATCGCTAATTACACCATCGAAATACAGACCTCGCATCCTCTCGAACGTCTCCCCCGAGAACAGTCTAATCTGCGCACCATTGGGGAAGTCGATGCGTAGCTCACTCTCATTGATCTTGATGTCAGGTATCTGGCTACACCACGTCCTGAAGTATGCCCAGCAAATGCTTTTCGCTTGCACCTGAGTTGGAGCGATATAAGCGTATCGGAGTGGCGCGGTGTCCATTCCCTTGCGTTTATGCGTCAAAGCGCAGTAGATAAGCCTCTGTACAGCCGCTACAGTCTTTCCAGCTCGGCGGTGACACACCAGAGTCAGGAAACGCTTGTCTGTAGTGATAAACTCCCTGAATGGTTCACGAGGGACTATCTCCAGCTCTACGTCACTCACTTGAGTCTGACCCCCCGATCTTAATGTTGATAGTGCCAGTGGTCTCCACATGCTCGTATGCACCGTCCATCTTGGATAGCTCCGCACTGGCTCGTATAGCGTCACTGGGACGTTCACCCTCGTTAGCTAGGGCTATGCGTGTAAGCAGCTCCTTGCGCTCTCCTATGGAAAGTATGGTGGCTTTATCGGTCTTTTCATTCATCTTATCAATATATTCTTTTACCTTGGGTTTTCTGAGTAGCTGTGATGCACACTGGTCAGCGATATCACCCGTTGATCCGTAGCCAGCTTGCTCGTAAGCACGCCCAGCGGGGACACCACTGAGCCATAGCTTGACAAACTTTCTCTGGCGCGGGTTCATGGGTTAATTATACACTATCGGAGATCATCGGTCAAATCGTCCCCAATGACGTTAACTCTTTGGAATCCTCCCTCACCCAGTGCGACATGATCATCAGACCATTCGTATTGCTTGGCTATACACGCATCACTCAAATCAATCAGCGGGTCATGCTCGATATTATCTGTGCCTCGAGCGTAGTAGCTCATGCGGTTGATCTTTGCTTGGTTGTCTTCCATCTCGAAAGAATCCATACCATGATGTATGCATGTTGTAAAGACCTAAAAAACCCGCCCTGCGATTATGCAAGACGGGCTAATGTTGTGTTAAGGGTGCGCAGTATCAATAAAGCTCTATCGCGTCCATCAGGACATCATATACAAGGTCATTATCCGCTTGCAGCTCGTCTAGCTCCGCCTGAGTGGCTTCCCGCCCGTCTATCTTGGCTGAGTCAAGGAATGCGTCACAATATTCTGGGTAGTCCCAGTGATTGATCCCAGCGACCACAAAGCTATCGACCGTGACCTCCTTGTCTGAGTTTTTAAATGTGTATTTCATAGTATTATTCGGTTAGCTCTTTAACGATGCTCCAGACCAAGTCTTCCATGTAAGCCCGATCATCATTGATCTCGGTCAGCTCCTCCTCGGTAGCATCACGCCAGTCAGCGCCTGCCTCCTTAACGAGCATTGAACCTATCTCACATGCGTCTGCATCAGTCTCGAGTGTGTGTGGTGATGACTCGATGCCATACACTGCGATCTCGTCTGTCTCTACGCGCTTCCCATCAAGGAGCGTGTAGTAGCCGTCATTTTCTATTGCGTCATAGCGCCTCTGTAGTTGTGTTTTCATAATGTATTGTCCCTTTCGGTGCATACATCGTAGCATAATGAACTAGCGATGCAAGATAAATCGTATATTTATTTCAATTAGTTTAGATCGAGTATTGAGATGACCAGAAACATAACGATCTGGATAGCAGCGAGGAATAGGAATAGTTCGATCATTCTGCATCCCCTTCACACTCTACGTATTGCTCAATGTCCCTGTAGCCAGTGCGGACGTAGATGACATCCATGATGGTCTCCCAGCTGAAGCCATTCAGCTTGGTGACTAGGTCTAGCTCCTGCTCGCTTGCAATCTCGTGATCGAGACAAAAGTCCCAAGCGAATTCCGTGTTCTGTGTTTCTATTGCGTTTGTCATTGGTCTTACTGTTCTAGGTTGTTAATGGTTTCTTTAAGTAGCACCTGCACCTGTGCGGCGCTAAGGTTCTTCTTCTCAATTAGGTATTGTAGAGCAGCAAGGATACTGGTGGATCTGTGTTTGTTTTTCATTGGTTTAGTAGGTTGGGACTAGGATGTAGTAGAGGAAAAAGAATCCCCCGATGAGGAGCAATGCTCCGATTAGGTCAGCGAATATGTTTAGTAGTTGTTTCACACCACAAAGCCCCGACTCGTTTAAGAGTCAGGGTAGTGGAGTTGGTTGCGATTAATTAAACCTGATGCCAGAGTTGCCCATGTGTGAGCCTTTAAGGTTAAGTGTCTCGGTAGAGAACAAATGGATGCCGTTGCCTCTACTGCTGGTCACCCTCATGAACTGACCGCTAGGGGTGAAGCTGACGATGGTTAACACATCATCTCGTTGCTCCTTGCGGAATCTTTGATCCCACCGACCTGTCTGTCCGACAGTGTGAGTTACTCCCCAGCTATTAGTGTGTGTTTTCATAGTAGTGTTGGTTGCGATTGGGCTTATTCCCTCTCGGTGTATTCATAATACATTACTGGATACCTTTCGCAACATAAATCGTATCTAAATTGCAACTTTGTTCTGTAGCCCTTATTCTATAATGGTTCTGGTGTGTAATTATTTTAATGACCCCTCGTAGATGCACACCTTATTGGCTCTCAGTGACTCCTTCTTTGGCTGCTCGAACTTCACCCCATTCGCCTGTAGTAGATAGCAGTGACCAGAGAACCTCTCATCCATTACCACCAGCGCAAGGTAGTCCTTAGAGCCTCCTTGTGTGAGCCTGTCACGCTTTTGGAATACCCAGCTCACTGGATAGTATCCTGAATACATGTGGCTCTTTACATGGATGTCAACACCATTGCATGTCAGGTCAGCGTCATAGCTTTTCTGGCGTGCTTGGTATATCTCTAGGTCAGGGATTGATGAATTGCGACCATGCTCGAGCAGCATGTTACTCACCATAAACTCCGCCACTTTTCCACGGTAGATATCCTGTATGATCTTGTCGCCTGCATTCTGATTGCGGCGTGCATACTCATCTAATGACGTGACTGAGCTGCTCTTAGCGAACTCAAAGCACTGGCTAATTATTGACTCGGACGGTCTTTTTAGTTTGAATTTTTTCATGTTATTCTGGTATTCTATCACCTTTGATTAGGTTGTCTAAAGCCCAAAGCGGCTGCGTATTTGAGTAATGAAAGCACTGTCTTTGCTGCTCTGGGTCGAGTAAGTCAAAGCTAGAGCAGGGTTTCACATGGTCAATGTGCCAGCCATGCATTCCATAGTTATCCCATGACATACCCTCAGTAAACTGTGACTCCAGATGCGCTCTGAAAGTTTCCATGTCGCAGCCTACCAGTTCCATCGTCCTGTCGCTTTTATCCTCAGCTTTAAGGAACGAGTTAACTCTGCGCCTAATGTTCTCCAGCATCCTAAACTCGACAGACTCACCCCTTCGCTTGTTCATGTAAATGCGCTTTTGTTCCATGATGTCCTTGTGGTTTTCCTTTCGCCATTTCTTGCGTATGGGATTCAACCACTCCTTATTATCATGGTAATACTCCAGCGTAGTAGCGATTATCTTGTCCTTGTTTTCCTTGTAATATACCCGTGCCGCAGCCTTCTTACATGGCTTGCATCGTCCATCGCGCCCATCCTTTAGTGCCCTGTTCTTATGGAAATTGTTAAGCGGCGATTCCGTATTACATATGCTGCATTTTTTCATGTTACTCAAAGCGTTGTAGTCTACCGTTAAGCGTTAAATTCATTGTTACGTCGCGCTGACCGTTTCTGGACTTGGCAACATAGATGCCATCCTCGTTGATGGTAAGCAGGACATCCGCGTCATGGGCAATGGCTCTGGACTCTCTCACCCTGCCGTCATCGTTTAGCTGGGTAGCTGTCAGCACTGGACATTGGAAACGCTTTGCCATCTGCTTCATGGTTCTGGTAACTTCAGCTACCTGCTCGTGCCTTGCCTTGTCTGCTGTATTAGTGAGTGAGACCAGTTGGATGTAATCAACCACGATCAGGTCAACGCCTTGTATATCGTTTACCTGTTGAGCCTTGGACATAACTGACTCGAGCGTCATTGAGTCCTCGTCACAGATGATGAGGTTTCCCGCCTCCTTGGTATCCTCGATATAGCTGCGCAGCTTGATCAGATCAGCCTTAATTAGTGGCTCGTGCGTCTTACCTAGGATGCGCCCCATGTCTAGGTTCATCTCATTGGCTGCCAGTCTTGCGTGGATCATGTTTGCCTCGGTCTCGAGTGAGAACAGGATAACCCGCTTTCCTAGCCTTAGGAAGTTATTCATCATTTGCAGCATGAGGACTGTCTTGCCTCCGCTTGTAGGCGCTCCAATTACCCACAACTCATTGCGACCTAGACCACCTGTGATATTGTCGATCTCGTAAATGCCAGACGGCGTGCCTGCTGTTGTCTTATCCATGTGGATAGCCTTGAGTAGCTCAGCGAACTCCTCCGCGGATTGCTTGGACTCCTTCCATCCAGCTTGATTCTCCAGAATCGCCATAATGCCCTCTGAGGCGCTCCGTGCTGCGTCCGAGACTAATTCGGGTGTCTCTCCCTCCTCCAGCTCATTCAACGCCTTAGCAAGCTGTTTTTGAGCAAAGCGGGTAGCATACATGGACTTGACTGTCTTGAGGTGATTTTTCATGAACTCAAAGCCACACCACTCGGAGCGAATTTTGCTTATATCAAAGCCCAGCTCCACTCCGCCTGCCAAGCCTCGGATTTCATCAGTGGCTTCCAGTAGTGATATCTCGTGGAGTCTCCCGTCATCCACCATCTTGGTGGCACAACGCCAGATGAGTTTGGGTAGGTAGTTATGGAAGTAATCAGCAGTGATGCCTTCACCCCTGAGTTGGGGGATAACGTCTTCAGGCTTGTTGAGTATGCCAGATGCGAGGTAAGCCTCGGATATTGAATTAGTGAATTTCATTTTAGTTGTTTTAGTTTTTTGTAGTTTGATGAGATAAGGTCGAGGTATAGAGAGATCAACGCCTTTGCTTTGTTCGGGTCAGTATCGATGATGGTATCAAATGATGCAGCGATGTCGTCCATTGCTTTGTGCATCTCGGTGTATTCTTCGGGTGTCATGTTAATACGCTCTCTGGTTTTTTGGTTTAGCAATAGGTGTGATGATCTCGACTGGCTCGAGATGTCTGCCCGAGTTGAAGTATGTAGCTGAATGTGGCAGGAATTGCTTATCCTTATCCTTCACCGACTCACTGTAAATATTGAGATGCTCTACAAGCTGGTCTGCTTCAGTGGTTTTGAGCGCCTTGATGATAGCTTTGATTCCAGCCTGCTTAGCAACCTTGCGTGGATAAGCTTGATACACTCTCTCTGCGTCAGCCTCTAGTATTACTTTCCTTTCCTTTTCTTTCCTTTCCTTTTCTTTACGTTTAAGCGAATCAGAACCACATGGTTTTTCCCCTTGTGTATCAGGGACTTGCGGAGCTGCTTTCTTTTTAGGTCTGCCACCCTTGCCGCCATTGATGCGGTTCTGGATGACCTTAGCCTCCTGCTCTACAGGGTAAAAATGAACCACTAGGTTGTCACCTTCAAAACCATACAGTAAGCACATGGTTTCTACCTCTTGGAGTGTGACACCACATAGCTGCTGCCACTTGCGGTCAGTCCATGAGCGAGCGCCTGTGATGATGCCGCTATTTTCCTGACTACAGCACCATGCCGTAAGTGAGAGCCATGTAGCTCGTGATACAGGCTCAGCATCGATATACTCCTCACCTCTGATTACGTTTACGTTTATATTAATCCAGTCCATTATCCTTTTTGCACTTGGTGCATGTTTTTGTGGTGTCCATAAAATAGAAAGCCCCATCCAGATTGATAAAGAGAAACGTGGCGGTCGCTCAATCTAGACAGGGCAGAAATTATTCTACTTTAGTAACGACCGCCACAGTGGTTACGCAAATATGTTTACGCTAAATATCGATTCATGTCAAATAAATCTTCACCTTTTTTTCATAACACGGCAGTCTCAATGGTAACTCCTTCATCATGAATCTCATCCGCCCATGCTTTTGTTGCATATAATAGCGTCACTTGGCTGTCATCCACCCAGTAATTGATCTTGGATAGCACATCTAACACCAGCTTACTAAGGTTATCGATATCGCTCCGACAGGTGCAAAACTCAGGCGCTGAGTCCTTGAGCAAGTGAGAGAAGCGACCAGTGCGCCATTGAGACTTAGGTCTCTTGATATGGAACGAAAGCTTAACTGCAAATGCACCATCGATGTTCTTGCCTGCGTGCCGTGCTAGACCGTCAATGAGCGTATCGCGCCATGCGTCTGCTGTTGGAGGTGTATATACGCCTGCGTGTTTTCCCCTGTTTACAGCTTTGACTCGAGGCTGAGGCTTGGGTGTGCCTAGTATTATCTCATTCATCATACCTGAAAAACCCCGACCCCCACTACAAGGGTCGAGGCAATATATACCAAACAAAGTTTAGAAAGGAATGTCGTCTGATACGGCGGCGGCTGGCTTATTGTCGCCAAACTCACCAAGCGTTTTCACGTTGCCAAGGATAGCTCCTTTGACCCCAGCTTCACGCTCCTCCTTGGATACGGATTGTGTGATCATACCGTGGTCGCCATACTGTCCAGCTTCCTCATTGATGAAGACAGTTGCGTCAAGGTATTGAGCGCCATTTTTGCCTTGGAATAGGCGTGACTTGTCAATCTTTGATACGTCAATTTTAATTGCTACTAGTTTACTCATATTATTTTTATGTTTGTGTTTTTATTGTGTTTTAAGTTGCTCAGCCCGTGCTAAGCGAGAGATAAATAGCTCGTTGAATTGCTTCAGTGCGGCTGCTAGGGATTCAGTATAGTCATCACGATAGACCCGTAAAGAAAAATCTTTCAGATTAGGGCAGAAAGATGTGAAGTGCCAGTATTCAGAATCACACACCGCCATGCACCCGTGGACTTGTGCGCGATACTCTTTAGGCAGGACGCCTTCACGATGATATTTAAAGTGAGTTGCTGGCAGCGGACACTTGATCTCGAGACCACCCTTGCCACCATCGACCAGACCATCAGGAGAGCAACCGATATGCTCGCCAAAGGAATCGTTAGTGACAAAGCCAACCTCATCAACGTCTATGCCAGTCCTCATCTCAAAGTCAATGCGTGCAACTTCCTCGAGCCTCGTGCCTCGCTCCATTGCCCATGAAGGTGCAAACTTTACCAGATCATCAGTCGTGTAATAGATGTCAGCAAGTAAGCCGTCGATGTGCTTGTGAGCAGCGGGAATGTTAAGTGACACTAGCTCCTCATCGTATACCCTAGCCACCCCCTTCTCCACCAAGCCTGCCAGACCTGATGAGTTAAGGGTGGACGCAGGAACAGCGCCAGAATCGACCAGCTCGTCAAGCACCTCTTGTTGCTTAGCAGCTCGAGGTGTGACGAAGACCGCCTCATTGCGGGGATCTTTAATCAGCTCAGCATACTTAACTTTCTTGGTGCTAATGACCTTGTCGTATGAACTAGCGGTAAGCCGCCCCTTACGGAGCGCAAACCATTCGTCACTACCTTGCTCTAATTGGTGGATTTTCATTAGGATACTTTCTGCTTGATGAAGTTAATAAGCTTAATGGCTTCAGCACTGTTGAGACCATCCAGAACCTTGACGCGACCGCTTGAAGCCCATGTGATGGACTTATCTGTCTGCTCGGTGGTAAGGAATGCCTGATCAATCAGCTTGAGAATGTTCTCCTTCTGAGCCTCGGACATTTTTGCCACCACCTGAGCCGCAGCCTTGGGTGCATTGCCCCCCACATTGGTGTGGTCAGCATCCTTAGTGTCATCGATGGCGAACAAGGCATTGAGCGCATACTTACGAGCGTAAGATGATGCAGCTCCAGTGATCTGTGACTCATCCATGCCCTTCTTAGTCTGAGGCTCTCGAGCGTATCCGTCCGCACTAGCTACCACCTGATGGTTCTCATCGAGTAGGTATGCCGTAGCTTTAACGTAGACCCGATCTAGGTGACACTCGATAGCATCACATAGTGTGACTGAGCAATCGCCTAGGACTGGCTTGACTGCCTCGAGGATGTCCTCACAGGAGCGGTATTTATATTTGCCAAAGTTATTGGTTTGTCCTTTGGGGGCTTTCAACGACTGTTGTATTGTGTTTAGTTTCATATTTGTTGTGTTTGTTTGTTTTTAATGTGGGGTAATTGGGTGAGTTGATTCTTCTTCGTTTGTGTGCCATACCCAGAGTGTGATGGTGTCACCTTCTCTGAGTGCTGACTTTAGGTAATATCCATTCTGGTATCCAATCCTATTCGTTGGGGTGGATACCGTGAACAGCATTCCGTTTAATCTTCCATTGACGCATTTGTTCTTCATAGCTGACCTGACTCTCGCGTTAATGCGTAAATTATTGTTGCAATAGAGAAAGCCAAGAGAACGTATGCTGAGAAGCGTAGCACTGGATCATCATCGTAATTCATGCTATGAAACCCCTTTCTCTGTAGAAATCGTGTGCCTGCTTGGCTAGGATAGCTACATATACCCAGCTATTAAGTGCGGTCAGTCCAGTTACAGACTTGGCAAACTCAACAGCCTCTATAAGTGAGTGTGATGGCTCGCGCATATCATAGCTTGTGCAGATAAACTCTCGCTCCATAACCTCTCCCTTGTGCTGGTCGATGGTCTCGATCACTGAGACTACCCACTCGCCGATCTTAATCTCAGCTACTGTATATTCCTTATCCATTGATCAACTTCCTTCCTGCGTGAGTGATTAGGATGTGAAGTCTGCGCTTGTCAACAAGATCACTTTCTTTGGCTACGAGACCCTTGTCGCGTAGCTTGTTAATGATGCGAGTGATGTTCGCTTTCTGGAAATACTCATCCACCAAAAGTGAAGGAGTAAATGTGTCGCTCGAACAAAGCTTAATCAGGACAATTCCGTCCCGAACGGTAAGCCCGTTTTGCAATAGTGTATTTAGTATTTTCATGTCGCCGACATAGTAAGGTAGAAACCTACTAAACGTCAACACTTTTATACCATATAAATGAACTTTGTTCCTAAGTGACTAACCCAGAGCGCATTAAAATCTCACTTTTTTCTAGCGATCTCAACTGTTAGATCGTTAATCGCGTCACTCAGCCTGTTGTAACTCTTATCGTGCCTCTCATTCTCATGCTCCCTCTGATCCTCGTGCTTGCTTACTATTATCCCGATAAGCTTATCCTTCTTATCCAGCGCTGTGAGAAACCATCTAGCCACAGCTACTATTGCGCCAACAGAGAAACCTGCAACACCATACTCAGTTAATGTAGCAGGATCAAACATATGTATTACTTACTAAGACGTAAGGTCGTGAGGTATAAATGGATGGTGGTCAAGGATGTGACCGCAAACATTAGTAGGCGGAGAATACTTTGTGCATACACAGGCACATGCTCTAGCTTATTCATGTAAGCAAGCACACTAAAAGCCAGCGTTCCTAGCCCGAGGAATCCCTCCCCGATTAGCTGCCACATGAGGCTGCTACTGAGATGGAAGCTCCCGCCTTTAAGGTGGCGAGCCTGCTTCCTGAATTGCAAAGCAACAAAGATGGAGAGAACAACGGTCGCCAAACCAAGCAGGACGATGAAAAAGGTAAGGGAATCTATCATAATTAAGGGGTAAATTGTATTGTATTTTGGTTCGGTCTGAGAGCTAGAGCCAAGTAACGATTTTTATCAGGAGTTTAAGTTAAGTTGATCTTCTATTCTAACAACCCGTTCTTCTAAAGTCAACGCTGGTTTGGAAGACTCAATGCCAAAATAATCAAAGATGCCTCGGGCTATGACCTCGCCCATAGCTTGTCTGGTCTCTTCAAGGGATACCCATTTGTTCTCAGCATCATTGGAGAGGAAGCACCCCTCGGTCAGAATGGCAGGCATGTTTGTATTGACTAGAACGTAGAACCCAGCGGTCTTGATGCCCCTATCTCTCTGTTCTGGGAATGCGGCAGTGTGTCTTGACGCAACCTTCTTAGCCAACTCTTTGGACTTGGTATAGCCAGCGGTAAATACCTCGAACCCAGACGCATCTGGAGTGGCTGAGTTGAGGTGCAGGGAGACAAAGATGTCAGCACCCCATTCGTTAGCCATACGGCAACGCTCAGGCAAGGACACGAAGGTGTCGTCCTCACGTATCATCTGCACCTCTACGTGCGTCTCAAGCAAAGCTCGTAGCCTTAAGCCTATGTCTAGGACTGCGTGACTCTCAAATAGTCCGTTAAATGAGCCAGTCGCTCCAGAATCTTCCCCGCCATGCCCACAGTCAATCGTTACCTTCATTACTTAGCGGGTTCTACTTGAGGGATTGCTTTAGGATAGATCACAATATCAAGAAACCTGCCAGAGTAACGAAGACTCGTGCCAGCACATGATGCCAGAGCGAGTGTCGCGGTTGCTAATATAAATAGCTTAATCATAACTCGTGTCGATTATTAGGTGAAAATTGTGGATGAATCACACGCCAATTCTTCTTAGCCCCCAGTCTCACCGCTCTATAGATAGCGCGTCTGGTGAAGAACCCAACGCCGTATGCCTTCATCCATCGGAGGAATAGCTTGTCTGCCTGCTTGCGTGTCAACGGGTTAGGCAGTATGCGGTAAGTGTAGTCATGTAGGATACCAGCGTAAATGTAGCTTGGTGACTTAGAGAATATGCTTTGGAATAGCTTTGGAATACTAAGCCCGTCTGAGACAAACCTCTTTGGCACTACCACGAGCGTATTACCATCATCAAAAGCCATAGGCACGCAAGCGTAGAACACACGCTGGCGTTTGTCGCCATCGTAGTAGGTGTGGAGTTCTGGCTCTGGTAAATTCATTAGCTCCAGTATGAGTCGTCAGTAAAGTCTTGGGGGATAGGAGACATTGTCTCTATCTCGTTTGATTTGTATCTGAGGGTCTGGACTGTCGCCCACACGGATTCGATAGCCGCACGTGACTCCTCTTGTTCAGCAGTAAGTGAGCCACCCGCTTGAATGATCTTGGCGTAGGTTAAGTCTGTCGCAATGTGGTTACGTTGCTTCCACTCTGGGCAGACTTCAAGGATGCGCCTACCAGCCTCAGCCTTCACCTGCTCAACCGTAGGCTCATCGTCTGGTGCGGGTGTGCCGTCTAGGTTATAGTTGTCGGCATACGTTCCGTCCTGCTTCTTCTGGCATTCAACCCAGTCACCTTGGATAAGGTTATCTTGGTTGGCTAGTATGCCGTAGCGTTTGCCTTGCGGGTTGATGTATAGTTTATAACTCATGATTTTTTTATCTAAGCTCGCTCCATGTTTGAAGGTCGCACCCGATAGTCTCAACCTTATAGATGCTCCCGTCCGTAACATTAAAGTATGCAAATAACTCTCTGTCGTAATTGTTAAGGTCGTCATTACGGAAATTGGTAATTGCCAATCCGTCCACATACCCGCTACAAACTACATAGGTTGCTCTGCTGTTTGTTGCCGAAGCCCCCACAGCTATCAGTCGTCCAGTTGAGTTGGTGATGTCGCTGTTGGCTGATCTAGTAACAGCAACCCACCCCTGCCCGTATCCTAGTGGTGCGTTCTTAGCCTTACATACCAGCGTGACTGTTACTGCTACGGTCTCGTCAGTCAGTGACTTGCTTGTCGTGCCTCCAGCGTGTTCTGCGTTGACTATGACGTTGCCTGTGTCGGTTATGCCCTCAACAGTGTATACATCATCGTTACTGACAGATCCAGTCACCTCAATGACATCACCGTCAGCTAGTCCAGTAATGCTTCCGATACCTGTCAGCGCGATGTTGTTAGTGGAGTTGGTGAAGGTTGCTGTGCCTGTGACTGATGGCAGCGTAACGATGTCATCAAGTGTGCTGCTGTATGCTTGGACATCTGTGCCAATGGCTAGTCCTAGAGTCGTGCGTTGTGCGCTTGCGTCCGCGTCATCTAGTAATGCTCGACCTGCGCTTGTGCAAGTGATCTCTGAGACAGTGCCTCCAGCTACACTGCCAAGTATCTTGTCTGCTGCAGTAACGTCCTGCACCATGTCGTAGGTGATGGAGTCGGCGGCAGGGAGTGGCGTGTTAGTCGCGTTAGTTAAATCTACTGCCGATGGTGTGCCAAGGGCGGGGGTGACAAGCGTGGGGCTAGTGGCGAACACTAGCGCACCTGTGCCTGTTTCGTCTGAGATGACTCCAGCTAGTTCTGCTGAAGTAGTTGCTGCAAACTGTGAAAGGGGGTTAGCTGTCTGGGCGTTGCCTCCACCGATAAGATCAACAAAAGAACAAGTGGTGTCACCATCTGATTGCAGGACTTGTCCAACAGTAGCCGACTCTGAGTTTAAGTCACCAGCAGTTATCTTGTTGATGGTCAGTGCTTGACCAACAAGTGAGACATACGTTCCCGTGCCAGCCTTAGTTACGTCAGTTGAGTTGTCTGTGCCAGCTACGTCCACGTTAAGGTTAGTCCGTGCCGTGGCTGCGTCATTCAGATCTGACAGGTCGTTAGCTGTCTGTGCGAAAGTCGTATTAGGGATCTCGGCAAGGTCGCCGCTGCCATCGAAGCCGAGCAGGTTGTCTGCCGTGCCTGTTGATCCAGTGCCACCCTCGTCCGATGAGAACGTCAGCACGTCCTGTGCCTTGCGCCACACCCTGCGTATCTGCATGTTGAGCCTGTCGTATGCCTGCTCTAGCGTCTTAGCGGGTAGTGAGCCTGTCTCCTGTAGCGAGACTGGTTGATCTAGCTCCACGTCTAGGACTGCAACGACCGATTTAGTCCCCGCTTGTGCTACCGTTGTGGTGAATGTCCCCGTGCCAGCAGTGCCATCACCAGCTAGAGCGTAGTTCTGACCAGCGCCCTCGACCTGTAGAACACCATCAATATAGACGTTAACATGACTGTCCTCTAGGTATTTAAAGGGTATAGTGTAAGGTGTTACCGTTGAGTTATTACCTGAGTAAGTTACTTTGGTTGCTATGGATGAGATGGACATTGGGTATTTGGCTTAATATTATGATATGGATAGGTTTAGAAGTCAACCAGTAACTGTTTAATGATGTATTTCTCGATCCCCTTCTCGCTTTCTTTTTGCATTTTAATGAACTCCCCGCGCATCTCGTCACCCATCTCAAGCATGATCTCTCTGGATCTGCCCATGATTTCTTCCTTACGCTGGGTGTCTATTGATCGGATCATCCTCTTGTCTTTGTTGTCTTTGGCATCCTTCATCTCATCCTTAGTTTCTGCGTGAACGGAGCGAACTACATTCTTGATTCTTTTTTCGTAGATGTCCAAAGTGTCAGCCTTGCTGAACCCTTGGCTTAGGGTGTTGTTCATAAATCCGAGAGCGTCCCTTGATGCGTTGGATGCCTGTGACAAGAATGCTGTCTGGGGCGCTACTGAACCAAGCATCTGTAGTCCACGCAGCAGAGCGTCTGCGTTTTCGCTTGCCGATCTTTCATCCCACTTGGCTGTTGTCGAGAGCATCTGTAGCGTGCCAGTGCCGAACGTCCTAGTCAGCGGGTTGCTGCTGGAGGAGAACACATCCTGACCCATGAGTCTCTTAACTGTTCCAGAGATTAACTCGCCAGCAATGGGTATTCCAGAAAAGGATTCTGAAAGCATCATGGAGGCAAGCTTTGTTCCATCCTTCATGTCGTTAATGAACCGCTCCTCTGCGTCATCGCCCTCACCGTATCCCTTGAATAATGCGGCATACAACGAGCTGACAACGTGGATCATTAGGTTAACGCCTACTACCTGAACCAGTAACTGTTGAGCGGCAAGGGATCTGCTTTGCACGCCTTTACCAAACAGTAACTTCCTTACCGCTAATGAGTTAATTGCCATCTGCTTACGAGCCTCGGACTGGAACATGACGAGAAACGTCACGAGCGGCATACGCCTATTCTCAAACATAGACTTACTGAGTCTGTCTGTAGGTTGTGCATATCGAGCCATCAGGTCGTCAACGTGGTCTAATGCTTGCGCCCTAGCCTCCGCGTCAACCACGCCCTCTGATCGCAACTTCCTAAGTCTGGCAACGTAGGCAATAGCCATAGTCATATTCGATCCTGTGTCAGCTAAGTTGATGCCCTGCACCCCGACCTCTGCCAGTCTTTCACTGGTGGTAAACAGGACGTTGCCACGAGTGCCGCCCTCAAGAGCATACCTAGTAGCTACCGATGCTCCCATCTTCAGCCTTCTCTGGAACGTCTCGGTTTTCAGTAAGTCCTTAGCCTCTCTGAATACCTCTGGTCTAAGTCCAGATATTAACTCCCTAGCTTCCACGCCTAGTGCCACGTTGGTCAGTGCTGAAAAGTTTTTCCATATGGTAGAAAGCTTCATGCCAAGAATACCAAGAGACATCCCCTTGCCCAGTGATCTTGCGAACAAATCAGACTCTAGCTGTATTTGCGCGACGGCAGAACCCTGTGTCTCAATGTCGTCCAAACGCTTGTTGAGGTGAGCAATAAAGCCAGCCCCCTTGGATGCCTTGATTGCCATCTGCACCTCTGCGTTGCGTAGCACGCCAGCCCACTTTCGTAAGACCTCTGCGTGTGACTTCCAGAATGCGTCCTGCATTATGTGGTGGTTGAAGGTGTGGGCTGCGTTCTGTCTCTTGGGGTCTGAGTTGTGGTTGACCCTCATCTTGTGAGCGGACGGGCGCTTGCTTACCCCAGCAACATCAATGCCGTCTATCTGTAAGCTCGTTTCCTCCTTGCCCCTGTGTTCAAATACCGCTGGAAAGTAGTTCTCCACGGTAGCCATAGCCAGACCATACTCGCTCCTGTGTAGCTTCTCCGTGTCAGGTGTCATATCTCTGAGCTTGTTCTGCATCCACATGCCAAGCTCCTTAACGTCATCGTCTAAGACATCATCAAGCTGAGTCCTGTATTGCTCGTCATGCCCTGCGGTGTCATACTTGTCCTTAAGGTCTAGCTGCTGCACGGCAAGCCAGTCTTTGAGCAGGTCAAGCTGGGACATGTTGCCCACGCTGATTCGGTTGTCGGGGTTGAATCTGTCCACCACTGTGACACGGCTACCCCAATCAACAGCCTTTGCTAGTGAGTTAAGCCTAGCCTGCACCCTAGCGGTCTTGTTAGTCCCCTTGATGCCAAAGATATCAGAGAACACCTGCTTCATTTCCTCCTTGTGCTGAAGCTGCGCCCACTCAAAAGAGTTGTTAGCCCTCCGCAGGTCGTCCGTCATTTCCCCCACCACGGCAGCGCCCGCGCCCTTCATGTCCTCACGCAGAAGGTCGGTGATATTGTAAAAGCTTAACTGCTCCCTAGCTGCGTTGGCAATTTTACTGCTCATGCCGCCAGCGTTATTCTTCTCGGTAATAGACTTGCCCATCTTCTTCAGTGAAGTGACAACTGCCTTAACCTTGTTATCCTTCCACTCCCTGCGCTTGGCGAGAACATCCAGCCACTGCTTGCGACCCTTGTCCCAATTAGTTTTCATGAGACCCCGCATCATGGTTAGTCTGTTTGAGTCTGCGTTAGCGAAGTCTGCAAACATCTCGTAGATGTAGGCAACATCCTCATGCTCCTGCATCTTCTCTATGGTTGGGTCTTCAATCTCTGCTAGTGTTTCCCTCTCGTCTTGAGCAGCACGGGCGGCTTTCTCTGGTGTCATCTTCATTGCCTTAAGTGCAGCCTCGGCTACCCTATGCCCAACGTCACCGATTTTGCTTTGACCAGAGTCAGATGCCTTGCTCTTGGACATGGGTTGGCTTTTCTTGACCAGCTTGCTGACCGATGCACGCAATTCCCTGCGTAAATATTTTTCTAGTGCGGTGTCTACGGAGTCCAGCCTTTTAGATACATACCTTGCAAACCCCTTGCTTGTCTTATACTCTGAGGCACGCTTCTTTGTGCCAAGGCTTCTACGAACCTCTGGCGGCAACACTCTTTCAATAGCTTCAATCTGAGCAACGCTAGATATGATAAACTCACGCTCATCCATTTCCTTGTCAGCCTCGCTCATGGATTCTGGTGTGATCTTTCCGTATGCTATCCGCTTGCTGTAGATGCGCTCACGAACCTTGCGGAGTCTTGTCGCCATGTTCTTGTAGACATCAAGCTTGGAGTCTGGGTCTCGCATAAGAGCAGTTATGCGATCCATTACAATGTCCTCTGCTGGGGCTAGTGACATACTTATCTCATCCCTGCCAGCATCGAACCTCTGGCTCAGTGGGATCACGTTGCCGTCTGAGTCGTAGGTTACTGGGTCTGCTGACTTGATTTGTGATGGGTCTCTGAATGCTATAGTGTTAGCTTCTTTTCCAGATGACTCCTGTATTGTCATTGCGTCATACTTACTCAGCACAGCATCAACTACCTTGGAGTTTTCCCAAACTATATAGTTGCCCTCCTCAATCATCCTCATCATTTGAGGGTCGATCTCAGACTCAGACTTGACTCCGATAGACTCCATAATTTCAGCAGCGAACTCCCTCCAGTTAGCTGGCTCAAATATTTTATCTGCTCTTACGTATCCTTCTATAACACGTATGCCCATCTCCGACTGGGCGCGAGCCAACGTCATGCCGTCTAACGCATCACGCTGAATAGCTTTTTCTTTTTCAAAGACATCATCTACAAGGTTTTGCGGGATATCATTCTCCCCATATTTAGCACCGAGTTCTTCAAGCGCACCTTCAACATATTCACGACTCTCCTGCCGTGCATCATCAAGTCTTTTTTGAACATCTGCTTCTGGATTCCTGTGTCCACCATACCCACGCGGATACGTCTCAGCCATCTTGCGATCCTTGGAGAAATATATTAATTTATTAGGGTCTCTATCACTATTAAACCTATCAAATAGTTTCTTTGTGCCATGATAAAGCTTCATCAGAGCGTTGTATCCCATAGACCTAGCCCTCTCATCCACCATAGCCTGTTGCTTGGTGGTGTCGCCAGCTTCAACTGCTGCTAGGTAGTCAGCGTCTTGGGCTGGGGTGATGGAGAAGGTAATATGCTCCTTAGCATCATACGACTTATTCTGCTGGCTCATCATCTGACCAGCGATAGATGGGTACATCTCCTCAATGTTATGGATGTCCTTCATCTTGGCGACTGGCTGACCCTTGACTACGTATCCGTAGCTTAGGTGTTCCGTGACTCCAACCTCCTTAGCTGTTTGTATTGGAGATCCCTTCTCAATAGCGTCCAGCTTAATTAGCCCAACTACGTCACCCTTCTTCATTCCCTTGAATGCAGGTTCTTCTATGGCTTCAACAATCTCTGACGCATTAGGGTAGCCACGCTTGTTTGAAAGCTGAACTCCTAAGAGTTTGCCATACATGGTGTCACCCTTCTTGTTCTTGCCGTCCTTGGTGTCAGCGGAGCGGGTTGACCTCGTAAGGTAGTGAGACCCCCTGTCGGACTGACCCATGTCTAGCATGAACTTACGGACTTGGTCATAGCTTGTGACACTCTCACCATCTCTGTGGTAGGTAGCCAAGGTCATTTCATCGACTGGATCTACTGGCTTCTCGCCTTTTTTCTTGGCGGCTACGGCGGCTTTCTTCTCCGCATTGCGCTTCTTATTGACAATAGACTTTATGGCAGACAAGCGAACCTTTTGGAACTCAGCCATAAACTCAGCCTTCTTTTCATCCGTGTCTAAGATGTTGTCCATTCTGTTGAGCCATATATTAGCAAAGGTCTTATTTCCCACCACGTTGCCCTCAGTCATTAAGACGAGCTTGACGTAGCCTCCGTGCTGGGCGGCTCTGTCTACCACTGTCCGAGCGACACCTACTGAGTTAAAAGCCCACGCCACCCTTTCTTTGAGGTTCTCTAAAATAGACGGGTAGAACATACCTCCCTGTAAAGATACACCTTCAAATTCACCAACCCTCATTCTGTCGATGTGAATAGCCGATGTGGTGTCTGTCTCAGATAAAACCTTTCTTGCGATTTCCTCAGTCATCAGAGGGAACACCTCTGGTAGATACTTTGGAGACACACTGTATGATGGGTCAGTCCAATCTATTTGAGGCTTGCTGTCGTCTGGTAGAATTGTTTCGGTTGGGGAGTCTGGGGCTGGAGTTCCAGCTTCCGTATCCGCTCCTTCGCCTACCTGCTTTTCTTCCTCTGACATTTCTGGCGCTATGGACAAAGTCTCGCCACCTAGCATTTCCTTCTGCGCCTCATCTGCCTGCCTGTCAATCTGCTCATCCATGTCCAGCCCAACAGAGTTGTCTAGGAGTGTCTGGAAATCCGCATCAATCTTACCCTCGGTCTGAAGCTTGAGCAAGTCCTCAGCTACCGTGGCAACCTTTGCAAAGAAGATGCGTAGTGCATTAATGATAGATCCAAGGCTTCCAGTTTGGTCTTGCTGGTGTGCGTTATAAAAGTTTCCTACGGCAAGATCGGAGAACGCCTCAATCATTTGCTGGTCGCTCATGCCATCAACATTGTCGGAAGATGTGAGCTTGTTGCCAGTTTCGTTCTGGTAGTTAATGATTTGTTCCTTGACCCAATTGCTGTCAATCAAGCCGCCCTTTATGATATCACGCAGGAATCCCTCGCTGCCCTCCTCTACCAAGTCGGCAATGTTTGCGCCCTCTGCGAGCCTAGCCACGTAGCCTCTGGCTTTCTTTCGTAGCCTGACCTCGCCCCTTGTGTGCCACTTGTCTAGGTCTGCCCTAGTCGCTGGTCGCACCTCGCCAGTCTTGATAAGCTCATGCTCAATACGCTCAAGAGCTTGAGCCATGCTCTTGTCTGACTTTTCAGCAAACTCCTTTAAGCCTACAATGGACTTGCCGAGCTTAACCTTTGCCCCCTTATGCTTTGACTCCAGTGTCTTTTTATGCTCAAGCATAGCCTGCACGTTGGCAGAAGCAGATGATAACGCATCAAGGTATCCCTCATTGATCTCCACTTTATGGGCGACCATCGCAGCATCAGCCTCCTCTTTATTGTCAAAGTTTTGGCTTGGTTTGTTCTCTGGGTAGGTGATCTTATACTGATCGCCATCCTGTGTTATCTGAGCGTCATACCTTTTGCTGTAGTCTCTGGCTAGTTTTTCAACCTCAAGTGCCGTCTTTTCATCTTCAGATCCCTTTTCGTTAACGTTATCCTCATATGCCTGCCACGCCTCAGCCTCCTCTTTGTCGGCAATACGATTTAACGCCCCTCCAGAAACAGCCTCATCTGAGAGGGACTTGCGCTCCTCTACTGTTTTTGCGTCAGACCCCTCCTTGAACATAAAATACTTCTTAAGGAAATCTGGTTCGTTGGCTATTGCCTCTGCCTGATCCCTGTTAAATCCGTGAACCATTACCCTGTCAACATCCGATAGCATATCGCTGGATGCCTTAGCGCCAATCATATCAAGTGCCGACTTTCCACCAGCCCCCAGAACTGCCAGCGGCAGCGTAGCAAAGAATGTTCTTTCGTCATAAAGGAACATACTTTCCTCCCAATCCTCTGCGCTTACGTCTGGAATGTCGTCAGCGAACGCCCCCCATATTGATTGCATGATTGGGAGTGTTGCAGATTGTGCCGCCTCCTCTAAGTTTTCAATGGCAAGGATACCAGCTCCGCGCAAGCCGACCATGCCAAGCTTGCCAGCAATACCCTTTCCAGACATATATCTCGAAACGGAAGGGAATGACTTGAATGCTCCCCTGAAGCTCAACCTCTCAATAGCACTCTGCACCGTGCCAGCACCAAGAGCAATCTGCCACCTCTTTGAATGATCCATGTCGGGGTATAGACTACGCAACTTGATGTCGTTATCGGTGGACATACTTAATGTGTTTAAAGTCAAGCCAACCCCTTTTGGAAGTGCGGACGCGAGTTGATACGTGAGCGAGCCAGCAGAATCATAAACACCCTGAACGAATTTGTAGTCGCTTTTTATTTCAGATACAGTTTGTTTGATGCTGCCAAGGTCTTGCCGCAGCTCACGCTTTGACCTGTTGTAGTCTGCGTCACGCACCATTCCCTCTGGGTTTAATTCTAAGGCATCTCCTACGTTGGCTATATATGCATCAAGACCACGGGCAAAGGACTCGCCAGTCTTTCCAAAGAATCCAGCGTCCAGCTCTCCAGCGTTGTCTTCTGCCATCATATACATCAGCGCCAAAGTCCTTTGCCTTTGTTCCCGTGGCATTATGGCGAGTTGCTCTACGGCATCCTTTTGGTGTTTAGGGACATCAGTAAATGCGGACACCACCCCGCCCATCATTTTCATGGGCATGATGTCAAACTTTAGTTTTGATTTTGCTCTTTCAGTGCGACCAGCTTCCTGTGAAAACCTTTCGTATAGCTCAGTGGCTTTGGATAATTCCCCGCCGTATTCATTCATAAACGCAGACCGTGATGCGCTTGTCACCCTGCCGTTCTTGTCGTCCACAGAACCAGCCAGAGCCTCGTTAAGACTTTTTCCATTAAGAACAGAGCTGATGCCGTTCTGCCAGTTTGACTTGTCGTTCTCCCGCTCGGTTTTGCGTTGCGAAAGGTTGCCTTTTATGTGGTTGAACACAGAGGAAACATCTGGGGTTTCCAAGCCGTTTGCCTGCGCGTAGCTTGACGCAAGCAAGTCCATATTCTTCATCACAGAATCAAAGCCCACCTCACTTGTTTCAGAGAAATAGTTGGCAACCGCCAGCCTTTCATATTCACTGGTCTTAAGGTCGGTAAACTCACCTTGCTTTTCCCCGCTAAACATCGGGTAATGATGACTGTCTTCTCTTAGGGTTCTAGCTATATGCTCCTCCCTGTTTGTATGCTTATCTAAGTTCTGATAAGCTTCTGGATTGTCCAAAAGGTACTTATCAAGAATGGGCGTAAATCTACGGTTTGCGTTAACTTGTTCTGGTGTGCTGGAGTTAAAGTGATCTTCCTGCAACCCGTAAAGTGACTGTTCAAATCTCCAAGGTTCTACCTTTGACTTATATTCCTCTACCCTGCCCATCTCTAAGGGTTCGCCCCCTGCATCTCTGGCATAAAAATCAAAGTCTTTTTGGGCTTTTACCCGTGCGTCTTCAATTTTACCTAGCTCAATTTGCTTTCGCCTGTTAATGTCAAGTATTCCCTCAACTCCTTCAACTTCACTAAGCTCATCGTTATTCAAGATTGGATTGTCCATGTATGTATAAAGTGGTGACTACTTGTTAAGCAATGCCTTAAGCTCAGCTTTTTCCTCTGGTGTCATCTGCTGAACAAACCCATCAAGCCCTTGTTCGCCTTGTGGGAGCAGAGAGCCGTTTGCTTCGCTTGCCCTGCGTGGCAGATCGTTGTAGCCACGAACCTTGCCCGTGTCAAGCTTGTTGGTGGGTTTTGGTGTGTTATATCTGTTCAGGTGTCGTTTTGCCTTGGTCTGTGTGGGCTTAATGATGCTCTCGTAAGCTCTCGTAACACGCTGCTCACCCATGACCTCGTTGGCTTTCTCCCTAACATCTGCAAGTGAAATTTCACCTGTTTGGTTTTCCACCCAAGCAAACAACTCAGCCTCAGCATCAGCCATTCGCCTCCGAGAAACCTCTTGTTCCTGTAGTGATTTGTCTGTAAAGTGATCGGATTCTCTATCAGGCTCTATTTTAATGTCAGGAAGCCCCATGCCCATTTCTATGGGGGCTTGATATTCATCCAGCAGTTCTCCCATTCCTTTTGCAGCAACTAGGACTTTTGTAATTTCTTTCTTGGCTGCTGTCTTGCTTTTTGCAGCCGCGCTTCCAGTGTCTTTTGATGCTGGGTTAATGCTGCGTATATACTGCGAGATCCACGGCTTTGCTTTTGCCTCCCGATAAATCTGAGCCTCTAGGTTATTATAAGCCTCGGCATACTCGTATTGATTCATGTTTGGTCTTTGCTTTTCCAATTCGATTATGCGACCGTATGCGCCCATCACCTCGTCTTGCGTTACTGGCGCGTCACTCTTTACACCAGCCCTAAGCTTTGCCAAGTTAGCGTCCGAGTATTGACTAAGTTTGCCATCCTCAATGAAATCCTCTAATTCCTTGCTTGTAAACTTGGTTGACGAGTACATCGCCACGGCAAGATTGTCTGCCTGCTCCCTTGCCTGCATAGCCTGCCTGCTGCGAGCTTCAGACATAAGCTTTTCTCTAGTTTCTCTGTCGTCTTTATAGTAGCCGTAGTGACCCTCGCTGTTTTCGATTTTGGAATATTCGCCCTTGGGGTCGGCATCAATCATGCTCATGCTGTCCTCGTAGACTAGCTGTTCCCCATACTTCTCACGCCCTCTAGCGTTCGTAAGTTTTTCCCTTGTATGCTCTGCCGTTGTTATCAAGCCCTCCTCCAACATCTTATCCCAGTGCTTGTCCGATGTGTCATAATCATCCCTTATGCGTGCATCAACAGCAACCGCCCTCACAGAGTCGCGTGCGTTCTCCAATAGAGCCTTGTGTGCCGTGTGTGACACGCTAATGCCATGCTTACCAGAGAAGCCCTTGACGTATAGGTTGGTCTGGTTTCTCAGAGTCCCCGACATTTCCCTAGCGTCTATCTCCTTCTGCTTCTTCGACATGACATCGTCCCAGCCCTGTCTCCAGTTAACGGCATCGTTCGGGTTTGCCGCCATCTTCTGGTCAAACTCTGATCGTGTCTGGTCAAGCTCAAGCTGTAGGTCTGCCATCTTACCGATGTTGTGCTGCCTCTCAGCCTCCTCAAATAAGCCAGAGACTTCCATCCCCGCGCCCTCCAAGTCCTTGCTCATGCTGGCAAATGCTTTGCCCACTTGGCTCGCTGCGCCACTGCTCATGTTCACTCGGGTGTTGCCACCCTGAACCATTTTGTAATCAGGTAATTCCATATGTTTAAATTGTTATGCCTAGACTTTCTTCTCGTCAGCCTTCGCCTTTAATGCCTTCTTCAACTGAACGCCAGCCGTTGCTGTCTGACCAACGCCCTTAGCGAGCGTGCCGTAGATCGCATACTTGGATGCAGTCTGTGCCTGCTCACCCTCCCAGAGACTCATTGCTGCTTGCCCTTCGAGTTGCTGTGACCTAGTGGATGCTGTGTTCCAGATGTCGTCAACGTCAGTCTGGAGTCTCTCAGCCTTGTCTACAAGCATATCGCCCACAGCTCCAGCGTCAGTGAGTCCACTCCTAGCGCCCATAGCACGTTGCCTAGCGATTGCACGCTTATTGTTCTCACGTTTACGGCGCATGTTGGTCTGCGCGGTATCCTCCTCGAACTTGGCTTGCTTTCTGGCTTGGTCTGCGTTCCATTTCGCTGACATCTCAGCACCCTTGGCGGCTGCCTTCTGTCCCTGAATGGACATGTAAGTCCCACCGACTGATGATGCGATTGCTACGGATGCTGCTATAACTCCCCACGACATAATATTATTTTGGTGTTGACTCCCTATACTGAGGGAGAAATTTTTGGTTTTCTAATTGTAAATGATTGAGTCTGGCAGGTTCAAGGATTTGCTCTGCTATTTTCTCGACATCGGTTTCATCGGTGATATGGAAGGTTGTCCATACCACATCTGTGAGCGCATGTCCAGCCCTCCTTGTGTTGGGCTTGGTTATTCCCGTATATGGGGCTTCGAGTATTACTCCACCCTCATCACTGGATATCTTAATCGCGCCCTCTGATATCACGAATGGATGCTCTGTCTTATGAACCATTGATGTGAGCATAGTCCCCGCTGGGATTCGCATCTCACGTATATACATACCTTCGGTAAATTTGTGCGTGATCGCAATTTCAGCACGGGGAAGGTGCAACAGGGCAACCTCAAGGTCATCCAGCAGTTGGTCTCTCTCCTTTATTTCTGCAATCTCGCTCATTTTAGTATAAGGCTAAGGTTAGTGGCGTTGTTATCGATGACCTCAAACCCCCAGCGTTTGGCGCAAATCTTTCCAAGTGTCTCAGACCACGTAGTTCCGCGTATGATTTGATACTCGTCCTCCCTGAGCATGGAGAGTATTCTGTCCATCATAGCCGTAACGGCTCGTAGCTTGCGTATGGGCGACTTGAACGCTGGATTGGTAACCAGATGCTCTAGGAAGGCTACTGCCACTCCCTCGCTCTTATACGCCCACACAGCGCATACAGGCTCTTCGTCTACTGAGGTCACTAAACCTAGGGTCTGTAGTTGTGAGAGGTGCGGAACTGGACACCCAGAGTCCTTCCACCACTGAGAGATTGTCTCGTAGTCTTTATCTTCAAATATAGTTGTGCTTACCATCATGTCTTTGACACTGTAAATGATTGGATAACAGCTTGCAAGGTAAAAGGATAGGGTTCATCATGTTGGATGCGCCAGTATTTCTGTCTCGAGTATGAACTTTCGTGGAACACTTCCATGTATCCATCCTTTAGAGGGACGGATTCGTCCATTGTCTCACCAGAAACGTGGTAGACCAAGTCTTGATAGCCTTTGCCGTCAACAGCTAGTGAGCCTCCTAGAGACCTCCAGACCATTAGCTTAGATTGGTATAGCTGCTTCCTCCTGCCAGCACTATCGGCTGTCTCAAGATCAAATGGCTCAAACGTGGATGTCACTGGTAGACCTACAATAACCGTGTCGGCTGCCGTGGTCAGCGTGATTTCGTTACCGCTTACAATGTAACTACCTTTGATGCCGTCAGCTAGGACGCATACGGTCTCACCCTCGAGGTGGTCTAAGCCTGTGATTGTAAGCAGGTCAGTCCCTGTGAACTTCAGCCCAGCGTCAACATGCCACACGTTATCAGCATCGTTAGCCTCCTGCTTGTTCCTGTTTCCGACCGTAAAGTGTTCGATGTGTCTGCGGGTAACCCCGTTGATCGTGCGCTTTACAGAACACCAGACCTCGTCCTCGTCCGTGCTTTCGTTCCCGCTGGATGGTAGTGTCTGGATAGACTCAAACTCACCGCCTTGGGTGGTATATTTACACCACCCCGTGACCTGAAGCTTTGGCTCGTAGACCATGTGGCATATTGTTCCGTCCTCCTGAACGGTGAACACGCCAGTATATGGCTCTCGCAGGTGTGCCATCTGAAGCACGCCGCTTGAGAAAAGGTGTGGACATAGCAGACTGACTTCCTCGCCAGTATATCCATCACTTTCAATAGAGTATGCAAGCATATTAAGCACCGTGCGTCCGCGCTGTAGAACCAGTAGGCTGTCGCGCATGGGCATTGCAGGTCGGTGTGCTGATCCCATGCTCTCGTTCCAGCGAACGATTGGCAGGTTCTCTGGACTCTGCGCCTCGTCCTGCTTGCGTGTCGTTAGCACACCCTCAACGGATGCAGTGCCGACAAATAGCTCACGTTGTGCCGTGATCCACTGGACTGCTGACTGATCGTCTGAGAGTGTCTCCACGAAGAACGGAGCGTCTGCCAGTGTGGTAGCTGCTAGGAAGTTGTCGTAGTTATTAATCTCAGAGTAAAAGAACGCTTGCGGCTTCTTCTTCGTGCCAGCAAAAAGTAGCCTGTTGTCGAACAGTGCGATAGATCGTGGATAGCCTTGGTAGGCTGAGAATGCTGACTCCTGCCATGATACGGCTGTTGTAGTCTCTGGCATGTCTGTGGTAACTGTAGCCACCACGTTCTGTGCGTCTGTTACTGTGGTTACGGTTGCCACACCGTATGCAGGTGCTGAGAGTGCCGTGAAGGTGACTGACTCTCGTTCTCTTGCAAAATAGAAAGATGTTATTGCTTGTACACGGATTAGGTTGCTTTCACCTTCCTCGTCCTCCTCGACAAGATAGTTTGCGTCATCACGGCTGGATAGCGTTCTGATGGTAGACCAGTTCACCCCACCGTCTACACTGCGCTGGATAGCCCAGTCACCACGCCAGTTGCCCGTTGTTCTAATACTCCACCCGCCAGATACTTCTTTGGCGAACAGTGCGGTTGCTCCTGCTTGAAAATGGTTAGGCGCGTCTGCTGGGTGAGTTATGGCAGAAGACCAGTTTGCGGAGTCCGTAGCAAAGGCAGCACTACTTGTGTGTGCCGTTGTGCAGTAGTAGACATTACCACCTTCCGTTACAACGTCATCTAATGAGTATGATGTGGCAGTAACCCAAGCAGTTGGTTTATAATCCTTAATGCACGTATAGTAAAGGAGTTGCCCGTTGAGGTCGGGAGTACGAAATACCCGCCAATTATAACCGTTGGTAGACGTTGTCTCGTATGTTGTTGACTTATTAAAAGCAACAACATTGTCTGCTGCTACCAACTCAGAGTAATATGTAGTTGCTGACGCGAGGTAATCATCATGGAATATACATGACGACCCCCCAGTCAGATACTTCAGCCTTAGCTCGCTGCCGACATGGGTAGCGTCAAACGCATCTGCACTTGCAGCTATGCCAATGCTGCCTGTCAGCCCGTCTGGCGTTAGCGTCACCACGGTCGAGTTAACGTCTGGATCTACGAACGGAAGGGATAGATCAGCTACGGCATACGTCCAGTTAGTATCACTCAAGCGTGTCAGCTTGCCGACAGGATGGTTGGGGTGTGTGATATAGACCACATCGTTTACCGCCCGTGTCTGGATCTCGTATAGCTCTGCCTCAAGGTAGGGTGTGACAACCTCTAACGGAGTTGCTGGTGCTGACTCCACTTGCAGGTCGTTACTCCAGAAGCGGATATACTGGTCGCCAAACTCTAACATGAACTTGGTGTTCACTGAGAACTGGAACGGAACTAGCATACACTTCTTGTCGTCATTCTTGGCGAACCCTAAGTGCTTCGTGCCAGCACGCTTCTCCACCTGTCCGTATCGGGTAGGGATGAAGTTCTCACATGTCCGCGCAGCAGACTTGTAATTGCCTAGATCATAGCGTCCTTTGAGAACATCGCTCCAGATGCCGCCGTTAAATTTTATGTATGCTGAGTCCATTAGATTGGTGGGTTGTTCATTCTCTCGATATTAGGTAAAGCACCACATACACCGCGAGCATTCCCGCAGTCAGCATGTAGATGGTGCGTTCTTCTTGCATTAGATAGTGATGCCCCATTTGTTGGCGAGGTGCATGGCGAGATATGGGTTGAGGGTCATGGCTTTAATCGTGTCCTTCTGCATTAAGCGTGCCAACTTCTGAGGCGGTTAGCTCGCGGTCGTAGATTCGCACCGAATCCATGTCGCCGTTAAAAAGTTGTGTAACGTCTCCTCTTGCACCTATTCTCATATCCACGGTTGAGCTACCCCAAGTGTAAGTGCCATTCGTCACCGCTGACGATGCCGCTGGCGACCCGTCAATGTATAGCTCGATGCCAGCAGAGTCACCTTCCGTGCCGTCCCATGTGCCGCAGACATGATGCCATGCGTCATCGTCAACGGTTGCGGTTGATAGCTCACCGATGTATGCAGCAAAGTTGTCCGTTCCAAGAATCAATCGGAGTTTTGATCCCGTTACGTGGAAGTTAAAACCGCCAAAAGAAGATGCGCCTTGATAATTACTCACAATCTGTCCGTCTGCTGCTGTTTTGATCCATGCTGATATTGAAAAGCCGCTGCCCATCGTATCATCAATGGCATTACCTATGGTTACATAATCGCCTGCCCCGTCTAAAGTTAAAATTCCGCTCGCTTGTGTCGCACCAACAATCGCGCCATCATAATTGCCCGCTTCATCCACTGCCGTAGAGCCTGTGCTGTCAAATAGGTATGCCGCACGGTAGTCGGTTGGGATGCCACCACCTGCTGCGCTGAAGCGATATGGGTTGATTATCATCTAGCTTGAGTGGAATTGACTATAGCAGTGCAGACCGTAGGCGACTGCCTGTGTGCGAAACTCAGCGAGTGTCATACCGTGGCTTGCTCCGAAGCAGTCTTTTATCATCACCATCTCGGTGTCTGCCATGCCAGCCTCGTTAAGTAGAGTCATCATGTTGCTGAACGCTGCCTGTGATTGCAGGTCGGTCGCCATCTTGATGCCTGTGCTTGTCTCGTAATGCTCTGGGGTGCGCTCGTCAATCTCAGCCTGTGTGAGTGCCGTTACCGTCCAAGCGTCTGTCGCGCTCTCGTTTACAACGTCATAAGCCGTATCATTCTTCGTGATCTTCTGAGTTGCTGGGTCGTAAGTTGGCTTTGCTTCCTTTACGTCAAGTAGCCACTTGATGTTGTCAGCAAGACCGCTGATCATTTGTGATTTGTCAACGCTACCCCAAGCAACTCCGCGCATGGGTCTACCCCTGCCGTCATTGAGTGGTGCGCTGGTTTCCGTGTTGTAAACAGTGAACTTGTCGCTGTCGTTAATTGGGTATGTAATTGCCATTGGTTTTAGTTGTTGTTAAATTTTATGTATGCTGAGTCCATTAGTCTAGTGGTCCGTCCGTGTCGAATGCCGATGATGATCCTGCGCCCTCAGTTGCGTCATGTGGCACGGCAGCGTAGTCATCTAAGTCGTCTGTATTTCTCAACCACCAGCCGATGAGGTTGGTTTCGCTGAACGCGTCACCCGCAACGATGTCGGCAATGTTGGCTGCGGTTAGCACGGCATCATAGATGCGGCAGTCTGCAATCTTGCCGTTGAATGGTGCTTGCCCTAATCCATTTGCACCGATGCCAATGTCGTAGGTTGAATCGTAGACAGCATCCAAGCCAACCGTGCTGTCTGTAGCTGCTGACACGCCGTCAATAAATAACTCCAGCCCATTAGTGGCTGTGTTTGGAGTGAACACCAGCGCGACATGCACCCATGTGCCAGTTGAATAAACGCCAGTTGATGATGTGGCGTTTGATGAGAATGATACGTTATTTGTCCCGTTTTCAGATACAAATGCAGATATGCTTGTATCAGCAAATGCTGTGATTGCAACGCTTCGGTTGTTGCCCGTTCCCACGTTGTGGTTGTACACAGCAGCGTTGAGCAATGTCTCAGCCTTGAGCCAGCACATCCACGTCTGTGCGCCCGTGGGTATCCATGCGCCGTCTGCTACGTTGAGGTAGTCTGGCACGGCTGAGTCGAAGTCACGGCTGGCGTTGCCAAAGTCGCCAGTTGGGGCTGCGAACGCTCTGCGCCTATGTGACAAATAACTGCTCATTAGTCCCAAGAAATTAGTAAGTCGGTGTGCAAGCCCTTGGCTCCTGTGCCTCCGAATGTGTTAATGAGAAACGAGATTCTGTCACCTGCCGCAAAGCTGGTTGGCGATGTTGTCAATACGGGTGCCGTGCCTGTGCTGGTGCTTGTCTCTGTGCTGTCGATGATGCCCATCGTGCTGAGTATAGTCGTGCCGCCTTTCTGCACGTCAACTGTCAATGCACCGCCTGCTGTGGCTGTCGAGCATCCGCTATGCACTGCGTGAATCTTCCCAGCCGCTGGTGCTACCCATGCTGTTTTTTCACCTGTGCCAGATGCGTCATCTGCCTCACTGCCCATCTTGGTTACATACCAGTTCTGAATGAGGCTGTTGTCATAGTTAACACGCAGACCGAGAAGCTCTGCCTCTTGGCTCATCTGTGTAGCACCGCTTGCCGTGCGCTCAATCTCAAAGAATACGCAGTCGCCATCTGCTGGCGTGCCTCCGACTGTGATTGCGCTGGCTTGGATGATATGAATGTCACCGCTGGCAATCACATCGTCATCTGCTGTGGCTGTTGGTGTCGGAAATGCTGTGTCCCATGCGTCATCGTTGCCACCTGCTTGAGCGGCTACATTCCATTTGACTTTATGCCCTGCTGTTGCGCCTGTGGCAGTCCAGTAAAGGTCAACGCTGATCGTGCCTCCGTCCCATTGTGGTGGAGGTGTCCACTTGGCATATACTTTCTCAGTATTAGCCATGAGCATCACGTCAACATTGCCATTCGTGCCAGTCTTGCTGGATGCCTCTGCATTAGCGTCTGGAAGTAATGCGCCTGCGTCAATCCAGATGCTTGTCTCTGCCGTCTCTGGTGAGCCACCGCCAAGACCAGAATAATTAGATAATGTGTCTGGGGTAACCGCTTTTAGCGCATCAGTTCCCGCATCCACTTCAGCTTGGGTTGCTAATTCAATAACACCCTCAACCGTGGTTGAAGCACTAACCTCGTCGCCAGAGTTGGTATTGGTAGTATTCCCAAGCTTAGTAAAGTCAGCAGGTGCGAGTAGTCCAGCATTTGTTGCATCGGCAAGCGGCAACGTGGCATTCGTGCCATCACTTGATGTGACTGTGCCTATTGTTGGTGCTGCCGTGTAGGAAAGGTTTGTGCTAACATTGGTTACCTTGGCGGTATTGAGTGCCACCGCTGAGTTGTTACCAACCTCTGTGTCGAAGTCAGATATATCTGCTGCGATGATAGCTCTGCTCTCAAAGTCAACCCCGTCAGCAATAAGTGCGAATCCGCTTGTTGGCGTTGAGGTGTTTACGTCTGAGAGGTCTGAAAGCTCTGATACAGATCCACCACCACCGCCAGAAGACGACAGTGTAGTTCCTGTCATCGTTAGTCCAGTGCCAAGGGTGATCTCCTCCATGTCCCCTGCTCCTGCGGCAGCACCCCTGCCTACAAGCTTTGAAATTCCCGTTGCTGGCACTAGGTTGGCGTACGGCAAGTCTCCCGTTACACCCGTGGTTAGAGAGACATTGGTAATGGTGTTGCCAGTTCCATCTATGGTCTTATTAGTCAGTGTGTCCGTGCTTGATCCAGTCACCACATCAGCAGTAGCTAATGCTGAGTCAACAGCATCGCCATCTACGTTCCACTGGACTAAGTTGCCAGAAGTCCCTGCTGTGCCTGTGACAACGCCAGCATCCGCTCCCGTGCGGTTAGCGATGGTGAGTGCTTCGCTGCCTGTTACTTCGCCAATGTGTGTAGCATTGGTAACCTTGGCGTTGTTAGCTGTGACATCCGTCTGTAGCTGTGATCCAGCAAGCCCCAAGGGTGTCACCATGTGAGTGTCCAAAGTGCCTGTGTTAATCTCGGTAGGTGTGGCAACCTCGGCAATGCCAGCCGTTGTCTGGTTTGCTTGAACCTCGTCACCTGTGTTAGATCCCGTGATCGCGTCAAGCTTGGTCTTGTCTCCGTTGACGAATGCGCCTTCGGATGGTTTGAGTTGGTAGGTAGATAGGTCTTGGTCGCCCGTGTTAGTGCCGCTCAAGTTGTTAGCTGTGATGTTACCAGTGTCATCAACACTAGCCGCGCTGTCTTGCACGAATCCACCACTTGTGCCATCGTAGCGTGCAAGTGCGTTATCAGTTGAAGTAACTGGACCTGTTACGGCACCAATGCCGCCAGCTTCAGTCTCCCATGCTGCGCCGCCAATGCCGTCTGCCTTCAACACTAGCCCATCGGCCGCTGCCCCACTGCCTAGCGTTGCTGCATCATCATTAGGCTGGACGCTAGTATCGGCCAGACCTAAAGATGTGTTAGTTGACGCATCTAGCTTTGTCTCATCAATGCTTCCTGCAATAATAGAAGCGGAGATGTCTTGGCCTGTTAGCGTCAAGTCAATCTCAGCACTGTCGCTGACTGTTACGGCATCGTGTGAGGCTGACTTGTTAGCGGCTATGTCTGCCCGCTCGGCCGCTGTGAGGATTTTAGCCGTGGCCGACTCATCCATGTTGTCCATGTCATAGACATTAAGCCCCTTGGCTGTGTTGTCATAGTCAGCCGCTTGCATGTCGCCCGTGCCGCTAATCGTTGTCCACCTCAGCCCCTCGGCCTGTGTTGAGTCAGCCGTAAGCACTTGGCCATTGCTGCCAGCCGTTAGCGTTGCTGGCGTGTCATCAGCCGAGCCTGTGATGATGTCACCCTTGGCATCAATCTGAGCCTTGGCGATGTAGCGAGCATCTGCGATGTCTTCCGTGATCCCCGTGCCGGGGTTCTCCTCTGGGGCGGCTGCTGTGGCGTTGTTATCCTCTTCAACAATGAACCACGATGTGCCTAGTGTTGTCTCATTGCCGCTAGCATCGCTAGCTGTGACGGCTAACCAGTAGGTTTGCCGCTCACCACCATCAAGGTCAAAGTTAAGCTCTGAGTCAGTGAGTGAAAAGGTAACGTGCTGATCCGTGCCAGCAGTCCAGCCGTTGGCCGTAATAGTGACACTATCTGGAACAGCTATTGCCTTGTAGGCTAGGTTTGTGCTAGTGGTCCTGTCTGGCCTTATGACTAGCTCAAGCCCCGTGTAGCCCGTTAGGTCCAGAGGGATGTCGTTTTCAAATGCGCCAACCTCAATCTCGGTTGCATTCGCTCGCCATGTTGCGGGTGTCTGGCTCGTTAGGGAGTCAACAGTGTTACACTTTTTGCAGAATTTCTTGTCGAGCTTTAGGCGGATGGAGCGCATGAGTATGTATGCCACCACCCGCACTATTGAGCGCAGGTGATGGGCTTTTTAGATTTTACTTAAAACAGCGGATTAGGCTGCTAGGACTCCATCATCAATGAGGTCATTGAGGCTATTGGAAATTACTTCAAAGGCTACAACTGGCTTAGTTGCATCTTTAGTCCAACCGGGATAATCGCTGATACGCATCTTAACCTCAACCTTGACGTTGGCCAAAGTCTCTGTAGTTGATCCCGCTGCACCGATACCACGGAGGCGAAGCCATCCAGTGATTTCACGGTCGCCAAGGTTTTCAAAAGGCTGCTGGCCAGTTGCCCCTGTAAGCTTTTGATTGAGGCCAAGCAGTAAACGGAAGACAGGCTCGGAGTGGTCTCTGAGTGTAACGATGATTTCATCACGAACGGTGGTCCGTGTGATGCTCTTAGAGTAACCGCCAGTCAGTGCTGGGCAGTAGTCCTCGTCGTCTTCAGTCTCAGATTCAAACTGAACATCTTGGGCGCAGCCCATGTTGTAATCCGTCCAGTTCTCCTCCGGATCTTCGTCTGGCACGAGAACGGGTGAAGTTACGATTGCATCCACGGTTTCACCGTGGGGGATAAAATCAACGAAAGCTCCGATGATCCGCTTTTGTAGGTAGTATTGTGCTGCCATTGTTTTGTTTTGTTATGATTAGATGCCAATTATTTTAGCTAGCTCTGCGCTAACCAGAGCATCGGCCTGCTCTTTGGGTAAAGGTAAAACTGCGCCCTTGGCACAGATGATGGAACGAACTTTCGTCTTGTTAACAAGTATTTCAACCTTAACCATTACGGGATCGGCTACAACCTCAAGAGGCTTATTTTCGGTTTCTTTTTTAGCTGTCTTTTTCATGATTGTAAGTCTTGCTCTACTCGTATGATGTAAATTCTAAATTGTTGATTGGATATTGGGTCAATGCTAGTAACTCTCATACCGTCTAGGCAGTTGTTAGCATCTGGGTTATATCCATGTAATGATGATGCTATTGTCTCTACAAGATCGTCTATTGGCAATAAGTCAGCGTGGTCCCGCACGATTGGTTTAGTGATTACAGTAATTGAGTATTTACTTGCTACCCGAAGGTCATCTAGGTCAACATTAGCTGTTAATGCCCCTAGCCACTCAATGACGGCAACGCCACCTTTGACTTTGCCTATGCGCTTGTTAAATTCAGCGGTGATATCTTTCTGGCGGTCAACTACAACAGCAACTTGACCATCATCAAAAAGCCCCTCAATGAGAGTTGCCATCTGGTCTGCCCTGTCGAGGTAAACGCTCATTAGAATACATATTTGTCCTCGCCTCCGTAGCAGCCGTTAGCACGGCCACCAATCTCTGATGTTGACTCCAATACAATGCCAATCTTGCAATCAGCAACATCGTTGAGGAAGTTCATAGCATCTTGGTATTCGCTGCGCCGCATCTCACCCTCGTCCTCACTGCCAGTGGTTGGCAATGTGGCTCTTAGGTTGTGGCGTGCGATGGTAGCGGCTGAGTGTAGGCACTCTTGTGGGATAGTCCCTGCCGATCCTAGCTCATTGCGGTTACATGCTGCGACTTTAGCCCTTACCAAGCTAGTTACTTGGTCAAGGATACCAGCGAGCCTATCGCCAGTGCCACCGCCAGTTTCTTCAATGGCCTCAAGCTCACACTCGGCAAGCCTGTTGCGGATGTCGTCTGTTGTTAATGTAATCCAAGCCATGATGATAAAGAAAAAGCCCTACCGCCGCATGTTAGACACGGACGGCAGGGCTTACACTATATTGTTATGAAACAGAGTCTTTTAGAACAAGAGACGCAAGGTCACATCGTTAGCGAGTGTTCCCGGTGTGCTGTCAGCAGTCTGAGCTACACGGATGTAGCGACGAGTTGCTGGAGACAAGCGGAAACGAACGCTCTTGGCTGCATTGCCAACTCCACCCGCTCCGACAACGGAGGTGGTGATTGCCGGATCTAAAGCCGAAAACGAGGAGTTATCAGCAGAGTCCTCAAGAGCAAAGAAAAGGTTCTTAGCATCTGTGAGAAGTGCCTCTACGGGGATCTCGATCTCAGCAGCAACTGCCTCGATGTCTCCACCGATTTCTTGCTCTAGGTCGATTGATGGGGTGTTAGCACCACCAGTTAACATTGTGACTGAAACTTCCTTAGAAGCGTCAACTTGGTTGCGATTGAATTCGTAAGCCATGATAATTTATTGTTTTTTGGTTTTTTTGGTTATTTTCTTAGCCGCCTTTTTAGGAGCGATGATGGTGCAAGCACCGATTTCAAAACCCTCCGTGACACGGCAACCAGTTACGATTGCCGTGCCATTTTCGAGTCCGAGATTAACAGTGTGGTCGTCATTTTCAGCCAAAACGTATAACTCTTTAGAGCCGTTAGCTGCTTGATGGTAAGTTGCTGTTTTCATCGATCTTCTTAGCGGGTTGGGATTAGGCAACGATTGCTTCGGTGTTGATAATGGAGTCAGTTGCTACGATTGGGATGCCCTCAAAGTTAGTTGGAGTTGGCACATAGCCAGATCCACCTCCGAGCGTTCCAGTCTTAGCATCACCTTGAAGGGAAACTAAGCCAGCGCGTGCTGTCTGAAGTTGACGGCGTGAACGGCGGCTCATGAGGAGAACGTCTGGAGTGAACCCGACTGGGAACGCTGCAATCATCTCAGCAAGAAGCTCGTCTGTAAGTCCCTTGCCAGCTTGTGCTGTAAGGTTGCAGATACGGCCGACTGCGTATGGATGAACACACTGCAATCCAGCCCATGCTGTAAGGTTGGAAACGTAGGCATCATACTGACCGTTATTGCTGTCAGTTACAGACTCCTCACGGAAACGTGGGAGACTGATTGGTGCGCCACCGCCGTAAACCATTTGAACAAACTCTGGTCCTAGCTTGAGAGCGTAGACTGAGGATGCGGTGTCAGCGGTTGAGCCAGTTGCGTCAATGCGAAGTCCAGAACCACCAGCAACGTGTGCTGTGTTGATTGCTTGGAGTCCGTCAAAGCCGTTAGCATCTTCGTCAGTGCCGTAGTAAACCTGCTTGCCAATTTCAATCATAGCGGAGCGCATAACGCCTTGAGCTTCGATTGCTTGGTAAGCGGCTGCACCGTCTTCATAGGCGGTAGCTACTGCCTTGTCCACGTTAACAGCTCCACGGAAGATGAAGGTTTCGACTAAGCGAGTCTTAAAGTCAGACTTACTTGGTGCGATGCCTTCGTTAGCTTTCGTGAACCCGGTAGTTGGGAGCGAGTGACGGTCAACCGTCATGTAGCTTGTTCCAGAGACAGTGCGAGCTGGCAGGATTTCCATTTCTGGGGCTGCATCAAGCACGGACTCAATCAAGCCGACTTCTTTACGATTGCCGTTAAGCTTCGCGATGTCTAGTAATGTTGGGTTTGCCATTGTATTATTTAGTTAGATTCTTGTTCGTCGGCAAGGGCGGCAGCGATAAGTGCTGTGCCGTGAAGCTCGACTTTGGTTTCCTTAGCCTCGGCAGATGCCTTAACTTTAGCTTCGGTAATGTCACCGCCAATTTTTGGCACTGCATTGAGAGCTGCGATAGCAGAGTCACCATTGGCGACAACTTGCTGTTTCCAAAAGTCTTGGGTTACGTCATCCTTAGCTGCGATGCGTCCATCTGCAATAGCTGCTTCAATAACTGAGGCGGCAGATGCTTCTTTGGATTCTTGCAGCTTGGCCTCGGCGGCTTCAAGCTTTTCGGTTGTTTCGTCAAGGCTAGACTGCAAAGCTTCAACCTTGGCGGCCTCGACTTTGAGAGCTTCGACACGCTTAGTGGCTAGCTCTACGCTGCCACCTTCTGCCTCTGTTAGAAGGCCACATGTGATAAGTTCACTCATTGGTATTGTTGTTTTGTTTGGTTGATCCGCAAATGCAGCGGCTATTCTTGGGATATTACGGAAGGCAGGCTCGTTAACAAGGCTGCCCGCTGGTCCCGTAGAGGGAAGCCCCACGGGAACGCCATCATCGCCTAGATGGAAGGTGGGGGAAAAATATGAATAATCTCTAGCATCAATGGCTTGCTTGCCGCTGCCAGTCCACTCTAACTCCATCATCAAGCCCTTGCCCTCTTCATAATAGAAGCGTTTAGGTAGGGCGGCTGCTGGTCCAGTGTCATTGTGATCAAAATCAAAGTAAGGACGGACATTTTGCTCAAGCCTTTCCGTTAGGCTTGCTTGCATTACTTCAGCTATCCCTTGCCCGTTTTCTGGGGTCATTTTAACAGTGACGTTTTTAGCAACGCCATCAACGCTAGGGGTGATGTTATGCACTCCCTCCGGGATATAGACGATTTGAGCGAGGCCGTTGTCCTCTGTAATCTTGCTGTCTAAAGCTGTGACGATCATGGCTAGCAGTTTACGCTAGACTTTTGGAGTTGTGCAATGTTTCGGTGTGGTCCCGCTATCTGATCCCCAACTCGTCACCTCTAGCAATGAATTTCTTGCGTGCCAGCTTGAACGCTTCTAGCTCTTTTCTCAGCTTGGCCTTAACATCATCATCCATTGTCTTTGTGGAATATGTGAGGTTGTCGTTTAGCTCGCCCTTGGTTGGCTTAATGCCATCAACCTGCAATCCTAACTTGACTGCATCCTCCTTGCTGACATCCTCAACCCC